TCTTTCATTCTCTCTGTCTTTACCACCTTCACCTTTTTTGGCTTGCAATTGTGTTCTTACATCGGAATGTTCATCTTCTTTTATATCTTCTACTTCATCTGTTAATAAATCAATTGCCTCTACATCACCATCTTTTTTATCAGGAACTTTTTCTTCTTCAGAATCCATAACCGAATAGGCGGCAGATAAATCAACATCTAAATATTTTTTTACGTATTCAGCTAAATCCTCAATAATATTGTTTGCGATATCTATAGGTAAAAACCCCTCTTCATCTGATTTCTTCTTTGTTGAGGCAACTATTGTATCATAAACAGCTGAAATTTCTAGTATTGTTTTTAAAAAATCACCGCCCTTTTCATTATTAGGAAATTCTGGGTTAGTCTCTTTTAGTTTAGCATTTAAAGCCTTTATAACTTCATTACCTTTTTTATCTATAATAGATTGTATTTTAGCGCCAGCCTCTTGGTCAATTTTACCCTTACCGAATATTTTTCCACCAGCTTTATATCTACCTAATTTCGCTAATCCGTATTTAATTTTCTCCCATAAACCCTCATTAACAATAGATATTTGTTGTTTAGAAACTTTATTTTCGGATAATAACTTTTCATTATTTATGATTTTCTGAGAACATTCAACAATTTCTTGTATTGTTCTATCAATATCTCTACTTATAGCCTTATCTAAATCTAATTTGGTTAATTTCATATAATAATTTTTTGACTATTAATTTTATTATAAATATCATTGTTTAAACAAAAACTTATAGAAACATGTCAAACGAATTCGAAAATTTTGCAATTAAAGACCAAGGAATTGGTTCTAACACTTTACACGCTTACCAAAAACTTATGTCAGAGGTTCCTGTGACAATTCAAGGTAGTATGACTCCCTATGTCTTGGAAGAAAGAGAAATGAGAGCAACACAAATTGATATCTTTTCTAGATTGATGATGGACAGAATCTTATGGGTTGCTGGTCCAGTAAATGATAGAATGTCTACAGTTGTACAGGCACAACTTTTATTCTTAGACCAACAAGACCCTAAGAAAACCATTACGATGCATATAGACTCACCTGGTGGGTCTGTGAAGTCAGGTTTGAGTATTGTTGATGTAATGGAATATATCAAAGCCCCAATCGCTACCATTAATACTGGTATGGCGGCATCAATGGGTTCGGTTCTATTGGGAGCTGGGACAAAGGGTATGAGAAGTTCCCTAAGATTCTCAAAAACAATGTTACACCAATCAAGTGGTGGGGCAATGGGTAATATACAAGACGCCCGTATCACAATGAAAGAATGGGAAAAAACCAATGAAATTCTTTTTGAATTATTAGGTGGGTATTGTGGTAAAACTCGTGAACAAGTTGCGGAAGATGCTTCACGTGATTTATGGTTATCAGCAGACGACGCTTTAGCATATGGAATTATCGATGAAGTTATTAAGCCTTTACAAAAAACAATTAAAAAATAACGACACTCGACACGTTATAAAACAAAAAACCCTAACATTACTGTTAGGGTTTTTTTATATGTAATAATTTAAATTACGACCAATTACCTGTACTTCTACCTTTAGAACCTAATCGGGTGAATTCTTTTGCTTCATCATTCCATTCAGCGTTCTTAGTTTCCCCATCAAGAAGAGGAATACCACCATTTTCTTCCATGAATTTTATTACAGCCTTTTTGAAATCTTCAGGATTACCATTACCATAAGCTTTAGATAATTTGTCAGCTCTCTTTGAATAAAAACTGTTAAATACCCCCATAGCCTTTTCCTTACTGTATCTCGATCCATACCATTCTTGAATCTTACGCCAAATGTCAGCTCCCAAACCTTCATTGATTAGTTCTCTTCTATAAGACTCTCTAACCATTTTGGCTTTGTTTGTGTGTGTTGCCTTAGCTGAAGACATGTGTTTTTTAGCGTCAGCTGCTTGAGGTAACTTCTTTTGAAGTTTTCCTGCCGCAGGAACCCCTTCACCTTTTTCTACCATCTTACCTGACATCTTATTTTTAACATGCTTTTTTGCCTCAGCACCCTGTGATGGGATGTGATTCTTAACTGGAGCCTTCTTATTAACTGAAGCTGCCTCCATTACAAAGTTCTCAACTACTCTTTCAAGTTGTTCTTTGTTGATTCTATATCTTTTTACAGTTGCCATATTTTTAGTTTATTTTTTGTAAGTGTAATTTGTTAATTTATTGAAATTAGCTAATTCTCTTTTAAAATCCTCACTGATAACCTCTTTAGGAGTTTCTTTAATAACTTCAGCCTTAACTGTAGTTTCAGTAACGACCTTCTTTACCTCTGCTTTAGGGGTTTCAATACCTGCCTTTTTAAGTGTACTTTCAATTAGTACATCAAGGTCTTTCTTTTTAACAATTTTTGACATGGTTTTTGTTTTTATATAAATATGTTTATATTAGTAAAAGAACCTATTTTTACATAGGTTCTTTTTATAATTTATTAGATGTTATCAAATGACGCTCCAGTTGGAGTTACGTTGAACTCAATGATAATAAATTCTAATGATGGTACAGGTTTTAAGAAAATCTTACCTCTCATTTCATTTCTATCAATTTCTTCTGGGTCATTAGATAATTGTACTCTAAAGTCTGCTAAACCTCTTTCTTTTCTGATGTTATCTAAGATTGGGTTTACTAAGTTCAAGAATTGGTTTCTAACAATTTGGTCATTTTGTTCGAATAACAATCTAACACCAACTGCTGTAATCAATTTACGAGCTTGTAATAATAATCTTCTGATATTTAATCTGTCAAGAACAGAATCTTTAACTTGTAAGTTTTTATTACCCCAAATTACAACACCCACATCTGAGAAAGTTGCCATTGGATTAACACGTCCTTCATATAAAGTATCTCTATCGTCTTCAGTTAATTTAATTCTAGCTTGAATAGCGTTTGTAAGACCTCTATTGTAACCAGCTACTGCGTACCAAGGGAAAGCGACATTATCAGTTAATGCGATGTTTTTACAAACCTCCAATGTTGGTGGTAACCAAACGTTAACTGTATTTTCACTATCTCTTTCTTGTATCCAAGGCCAGTATGTGGCTGTATAGTTAGAATCGATATCTGCTGCGTCTAGTAAATTAACAAGTGCCTCAGCTGTATCAATCGATACTGAATTAAATCCAATACCCACCAATTGGTCAGCGGTATCATAAGTAACGTTCTCAGGAGAAGTTACAATATAAACTGAGTCAGCTCTTTCTTCTTCGATTAAATCGATAGTTTCTTGAACAAGGTAATTGTTATCTGCGTAGTCAATCCCAGGTGATGCGAACACGTTAATGTTAACAGCTTCAGGATTTTTAAATGTATTAATAGCGTTCCAATATGCGTATAAATCGGATGTACCGTCTTGTGGCCCTAATTGGATAAATTGTCCTTGTGCTACACCAGTTGTAAAACCAGCTTTACCAACTCTATATCTATCAGTATTAGTTCTACTTCTTCTGTAACAATCCCAACCATCAAATCCAAGGTATGGAACGAAAGTGAATTTTCTTGCTGAAATACTTTCGTAATCAGTACCTTCGATACCCACATCATCTCTGAATTGATAAAGACCACATTCAAAATTACCAGCTACAGTAGCTCCACTATCCATGTGGAAACCTTTAGTTGTTGCTGTCCAGTAGTTATCGCCGTTTGTTAAACCTTTCCAGTTAAACATATCTTCGTCGATTCCTAAAGTATCAGTAATACCGAGATATACTTTTTTAATTCTTTCATTCTCAGGGAAGTATTGAACTTTATAGTCAATCATAGGTGCTAATGCGGTACCATTGGTACCGATATAGTCACTTACAAGGTAACCTTCAAAACCAGCTGTGAAAGCGTCGATTGGTGCGTTAGGATTCATAACTAACATTACGAATCTACTATTCAATATGTTTTCACCATCAGCAGTACCAATTCTTCTCGCAACATAGTTGTTTGAAGATGTATCCATGTTACACTTAGGGTAACTTTCAAGAATAGATGGTCTTGCGTCAGTATCATTCCATTCTCTAATAATAATATCAAACTCTTTTGTATCTGGTTTAATATTTTGAATAGATATCTTAATTTCTTGATTAGCTGAAGAGCCGTCAGAAATTGAGATGAATTTAAATAATTTAACAACAACATTACCTCGTAACTCAGATACAACCCATGGTGTTTCTGGTGTTTGATATTGTTGTTTGTAGTTACTATTATATGGTATATATATTAAATCTTCTTTTAGACCTATAATATACCTATTGTCAATTAAATCTTGTGTGTTGTTAGTATAAATTTCATCAACATAAACTAAACTACCTCTATCGTGACAATCAACACCTAACACTCCAGGGATATAATTTCTACTTGATCTATCAAGAGAAACATCATATGTGAAAGTACCGCCAGTTAAACCAACTGAAGATGCTGATAATACAAACTGTCCTAAAGGGTTAGTTAAAGCTCCCGTCATATTAGCAACTAAACCATTAATTGATTGGTCAGTACTCCAATTAAGAATATCACTTATGTATCTACCTCTAGATCTTAAAACCGCTAATACCATACCTTCGTATTGTGTATAAGCACTTGCAATATAAGTTGTAACGGTACCAGAAATAGAACCACTTAAACCAGATAAAGAACCTACAAGTGATACTGTTGCTGAAGTTCCAGTAAATGAACCAGCTTGTTTAGTGAAAACTATTCCTTCTGGGTAAGTTACACTAACACCTGGTACATCAGCTGTTGTTAATGTCGGACCATTAGGGAATAAACCTAAATCGTATAAATATTGTGCGTTAACATCTGTGATGTTTGCGTAAGTAGTACCTGTAAAATCAGCCGTAAAATCAACTGTAAGACCAGTAATAATTGTTGTAGGATCGTAACCTGCTTCAGAAACAACTGCCCAAGCATCACCCGCATCGAAACCAGTTAATCCTAGTGTTCTAGTTACGAATAACTGATTTGATTCGGTTAAGTAACTTTTAGCAATATAAGATGTCTCATATTTTGGTTTGCCATTATCAAATTTTTCGGGGTTTAAACCACCGAAAATTGTTAAATATTCATTATAATTTGTGATGAATATCGGTTCAAAAGCTGGTCCTTTGATAGTCTCACCTGCGAGACCTAATGTAGTAACACCAACTTGTTGTGCTACAAAGGTTAAATCTTTCTCTGATGTGAAGACACCTGGTGATACGAATACTTTTTGTGAAGCCATTATTGTTTATTTTTTTTTAAAGAGTTATTTCTTTTTATTATAAATATTAGCTTCTTTTTCAAAAGTAATTGTGTTTTGAATATAAATCAGAAATAGTATGACTTCTGTAAGACTTATGACATACTTATGACATACTTATATAAAAATACCACAATGAAGAGGGATAAGAATTTAAAAATTACAACTAAAACACATGAACTATTAAAAGGATATTGTGAGGATAATGGTCTTAAAATGTTTTCTTTTGTTGAGAAGTTGATTCGTGAGAAATGTATAAACTCTGGTAAACCTAAAAAAGATTTTTATAACGAAGATTAACCTATTATCGAATCACCCTTACTACCTTTTAAATTTTTAGCGTCGATTTCATCGTAGGCTAATTTCTTTTCCCAAGAACCCAAAGCGTGTTTATTTTCTCTAAAGGCCCAATTAAGTACTTTACTTAATTTTTTACCTCTTGGAAATAATGGTAGTTTTTCATACTCCAAATAACCAACTGATGCTGATATTGTAATATCTTTTTCTCCGAACTTAGAATTTTCAGTAGTGGTAACAGAATCTTCAATCCACTCACCCCAAACATTACCCATCTCATCCCATTTAATAGCCACACCATCATATAACATATTACCAATCGTGGTACACGTACCGTCGATTAAACGCCAATAAAGTTTAAACGGAAGTTTCCAACTCTTCTCTTTAAAACCCATATAAGTTGGATAGAATATGTTGAATAGGATCCCAATAACTATTACTGGTGTAAATACTACTAACGATAATATGGATGATAGAACACCCCTTAATAATTCTTTCATGTTAAAAAGTTAATTGTCTAATTACGTCTATTTTTATAGTTTCACTCATGTAAGGTTTTGTTGACGCACTAACCGCATCCCTTAATGGTTGTGTATATCCTTGTGTGAAATATTCCATTTGAGTTTTAACAGAAGTTAATAAATCAAAAGCGTAAGTTTGGTTTGCTGGTTCTCCATAAACCTGAGCTAATCCAGATAGTAATGTTGTTTTAGCGAAAGATAACATATTGGTTCTTCTATCTATACCCTCTTGAATAGCCTCTTCTGGACTGTAATATTTCGAATAAGATGTCGTTAAACCAGTTGTACCGTCATTCAAATACCAAGTACTAGTTAAAAAACGACTAACGGCCATACCAATAGTGTCCCTAGTATACTCCCTAGTTTCCAAAACAACTAAATCTGAATATGTTTTAGCTGTGTAATCATAATCTCTATAATAACCAACCTCTCTTAATTCCCCAGAAATAAAAGTTCTTTTCTTATTAAAGCCCATTATATCATAATCCAATGAAGAAGGATTCTCAAAGGAATTATTAATTTTAAACTTCTTTAAATCATCGTAATTTGGGTCGTATACATAATCATTGATTATTGTATTTAATTCAGTTATTTGTGAGAAATCTAAATCATCATTAAAATTTAATACCAAGGCACCATTAAAGATGTAGGAAGAACCTTGAGACGTTGGATCATCAGTGTAGTTATTAAACAGTCTTAAACCCATATTGGATAATATCTCATCCAATACTTGTTGTTGATTAAAAACTGGTATGTTATATGTATATGTTTGCATATTATACTAAATTTAACGTTAATACCCCACTAATTGATAGGGTTCTATATGACATACTTATTTGACCTGTTGGTGAGTTAACTTGTACTTTAATGATATCACCGTTTTTAACATTAGTTATCTGTCCAATTGTATCCATCTGTCTAAAAGTACTTGCCATCGCGGCACCGGCATTTGTAAAATTTCTTTGTGACTCCCATATATAATTACCATTTAAAACTAAACGTATATTACCAGTACCTGTGTTACTAGATAAAGCCCCAGAACTACTAAATATCACTGTATAAGTTGTTGCTGAACTACCTAAATTTTTAGTAGTCAGGGTCATAGAACCGACATCAACCCATGTAGCACTACCACTAGTAGATGTGGTGGTGGCTGAGGCTGTAACAGATTGGATATCTAATTTTGTTGCACCAGTACCTGGAGTTGGGGATGATTGCCATACACCGTTACCACTAGCATCGGAAGTTAATATATAACCAACCGTAGGACTGGAAGTAACTCTAAGATTACTTGTAATTACTGTAGTCGCACTTACTGTACCATTTACAGTTAAACCCGTAAAGTTATTTATTGTAACTGATAAAGGTGTTAAACCGTTATTTCGGTCAATAACCAAATTATTATTTGAATAAGTAAAACCAGTTAAAAAACTATCTGTAATATCAGTTACGGTAATATTAGGCCTACCTTCATTTTGTATTAAAGTTAAAGTTCTTGTTGTTGAATTAAAAGTACTGGCAGTTAAAAAAGTATCTGTAATACCAGTAATGTTAACACTACCACCCTGTCTGGTAAGAATAATTGTATCTGTACTTCTATTTAATGTACCACCAGTGATATAGATATCCATTGGTAGTGTGGCTGTTAAATTTGGTTGTCCCTGATTTTGTGAGATAGTTAAAACACTATTATTATATGTAAAACCAGTTACATAGGTGTCAATACCAGTTCCTGTTCCACCCGTTGAAAAACCGTTTATAACAACAGAACCATTTGTTCTATTAAGTGTAAGAGTACCGTTAGAATATGTTCCACCAGTTACAAAATTATCTGGGCTAGCGTTAGTGATACTATAAAAAATATTACTGATATTAGTACCACTTAAATTAATAAAATTAAAATTAAGTGTATTACCAGTAATACCGTTATCAACTATTATACCCTCTGTACTATATATTCCCATATCTAATAAATATTATAATTATAATGTTTCACCGTAACTTATTGCCTGCCAATAAACATTTGTTGTAAAGGTTGGGTTAGCATTAGCATTTATGGTAAATCCACTTACCGATTGATTTTCATATGTATACGTTCTGTTAGCCCCACCTGTTAAAAGTATTGCATAATTACTATCTGAAAAATTTGATGTAAAAGTTACAGTGGCTGTTTTAGGGTTACCAGCAAATGTACCACCAGAAAGAGAACCAACTTTTGTTTTCAAACCAATTGTTGCTGTTATTCCAGATTGACCATTATTTTGTGATAATGTCAATACACTATTACTAACCGTTAAACCCGTTACAAACGTATCAGTTATTCCAGTTATGGTTATATTAGGTGCCCCCTCATTTTGTGATAGGGTTATAGTTCTTGTTGTTGAATTAAAGGTACCACCAGTTAAAAAAGTATCAGTAATGCCTGTTATGTTTACATTACCGTTTTGTCTAAAAAGGGTTAAAGTATCTGTGGATCTATTTAAAGTACCACCAGTTACAAAATTATCTGTAAAGCCAGTTATAATAACAGAGCCATTTGTTCTATTTAAAGTTAAATCTCTTGTTGTTGAATTAAAGGTACCACCAGTTACAAAGTTATCTGTTGTACTACCAGAACTACTACCACCAGTACTACTATTAAATAACACAAAAGTACATGCTCTGTTGTTTTGTGGAAGGCCACCAGTACCATTAGAAATATATGAGACTGGAATAGTATACCAACCTGAGTTATTAATACTATTGTTTGTTATGTTAAATAAAAATGCTTTAGTAGAATCGTCTTTTTGTTGAATATATAAATCAAACCCTGATTTAATTTTAGATAAAATGGTTTGAAGATCAACACCATTATTTGTAATGTTATCAACATAAATTTCAGTAACACCTGAAGGTATTGTATTGTTATATCTAAAATTACCACTACCAGGATCCGAATTTGATGTACTTGTTGAAAATTTCCACTCTATGGTTAAAGTAATACCATTACTAACACCAGTTAAATTGGAACCATCACCATAATATGTCGTTGCTGAAAGTATGTTGTTGATAGATACGGGTCCATTAACGGTACCACCAGATAAAGTAGAAAGTCTATCCCAACCTATTTGACGAACACCTGTTGTTGTTGTACCACCCGAATCTGAAATTGCTGTAAATAAAAAGCCGTCTTGAGTATTGACCGCTAGTTCACCCACTAATAACTGAGAAGTTGTGGGTATTTTGCCTGAGACGTTAGATCTCCTAAGCTTAAAAATATTTTGCCTTGTTGCTCCTGTCATATTTATGACTATTTAAAAATCCCTATAAAGGGTGATACTAATAAAGGATTATGTAACCCTATGAAAATAAATATCATTTAGATTGGATTAGTTTTAAATAATCTTCTTTATACATCCATTTAAAACCACCAGAAGTTTTCAGTTTCCCCTTACAAACAGAACCAACGTTACCAAAATTAAAACCATCTTTTTTAACATCAATTAAAAATGGGTAGTCTTTTAAAAAATTATTTTCCAAATCGAGTTTAACAATAGGTATTCTTTTTGATGACTCCTTACCCCACATTGGATTATTTTTACCCTTCTGTCTATCACCATTACCGTAAGCTGGGTTGTTTTGTCCGACATTTGCCTGACGTATTTTGTTGATTGTTGTTTCAGAATGTTTTCTACCTTCTTGGGATTTAGACATTCTTTCTTTAGCTAATTTTGCCTTCTCAACCCCAATTTTTTCTTCAAGAGTTACACCCTTTCTTTTATTAGATTGTGTTTTCTTTTTTTCCTCAGACCATTTATTACCAAAGTTAGGATTATTTTCACCTAACATGTTTTTACTTTGTTTAACTCTAACATAGTTAGACCATTGCATAGATAAAGGATTTTTCATATTGTAATTTAATTTAGAGTTAATACCACCATTTTCGTTTATCCAATATAACTCACGATTATCCAAATCTTCCGTTTCCTCAATAACTTCAAATATGAAATTATCTTTACCATATTTATTATAAGATTTTTGAAGATGTTCATTGTGGTGCTCACCTCTGTTCAACCAGTAAAAATGATTCCATTCTCTATTATTAAGTTTTTCTGATTGTCCAATATAAACCTTATTATTTTTTAGGTTTATAATTTTGTATATACCTTTATTCATAAAAAAAGCCGAGTAAATTTGATTACTCGGCTTATAAATATGTGGTAAGTGTTAAAAGTTAATAAATTCCACGGACAACATCAGTATTGCCCGCCATCTAAAATATCAAATTCGGCCAACACCCTGACACCATCTGGTGCTCCATTGTTTAAGTTTGTGTTTCTAATTACGATATCATTTAATTGTGTTAAGAATGCTCTATTTGAGTAACCTGTAGGTCCTGAATATTCACTAGTATTACCACCAGTAAAGGTATTCATTTGAGCTATAGTTAAATAAACATCACTACTAGCCACACCAGAACCATCTTGTATTCTAATACCTGAAGCTATAGATGTTACAGTACTACTACCAGATGGATTGTAATTTAAAGTAATCTGTGGATCTTCAATATAAAGTTCAGAAGTTGCAACTGTAGTACCAGTACCAAATACAGTGAAATTACCGTGAACGGTTAAGTTACCAACACCTGGTGTCCCTGTTGAACCACCAGAACCAATAACTAACCCACCTTGACCTATAAATGCTGTAGTACCACTATTGTTAGTAACAGTAAGGTTCCCAACCGTCATTCTATCTGTAGTTTCATCATAGTTAAAACCAGTTTCAGTTTTAAGTTGGTTAGAAGATCCAACATAAACAACTTGACCAACAGCTAAGTTTGTTAGTGTTAATGCTGAAGATGATATATTATCGGCGTAAACAGTGTTCCATTTTTTTGCTGCCGAACCTAAATCGTAGTTTAAGTTATTGGTTGGTAATAAGTCACCGCCAACATTTAAATCACCACCGTTAAGGTTAATTGTAGCTCCCGAAGATGTACCACCAACTGTGATTATAAACTGTGTATTATCATCCTCTAATGTTGTTGTACAAGTACCAATTTTAACTTTATTAACCCAAGCGTCACGCCATCTATTGGTTGTTGAACCTAAATCGTAGGTACATCCAGTGTTAGGTATTAAGTTACCTAAAACAAACCCAGTAACATTTAAATCCTTGGTTTGTGTTGTACCAGTAACAGTGGTATCACCATTTACTGTAATAGAAGCTAAAGTGCCAATATTAACAGTTAGGTCGGCTAACCCCTGATTTCTACCAATAGTTAATACGTTAGCATTATTATATGTGAATCCAGTCACATACTTGTCTAATGCCGTAGTACCAGTTGGTGCTAAAGTATTTAAATCAATTGTATAAACTATACCGTTATTTTTAGTGAATGATAAAATATTACTATTTAACGTACCACCAGTAGTAAAAGAGTCGGTATAAGGTAAAGAATATGTACCGTCAGCGACATCTCTATTATACTTCAAACCAATATTAGCACTATTTGTATTGTTTGTTGCTGAAGTATTTGTACCACCCGTCACATATGTGTCATTTACATCTATTGATGATAAATCTACACTATATTGTGTTGAATTATTATTGGCGAATGTGATTATTTTATTTGAATTACTATATGTACCACCAGTTGTAAATGTGTCTTTAGCTGTTAAAGTATAAGGACCGTTTAACGGTACCCCATGATATAATAAATTGAATGTTGTATTGTTACTATCATTTGTTGCTGATGTGTAAGTATTACCAGTTACATAAACATCATTTGTTTGTGTATAAGAAGTAAGTAAACCGTAATTAACAATCTCATTTGAAGCTGTAGCTGTTTTATTATAAAAAGAGCTGCCATTTAAATTAGTTGTACCACTTACCGTTAAATCACCATTTACATTGGTTGTACCGTATAAATTTAACCCACTAAAAGAATTTATCGTAACGGGAACATTTGGTCTACCTTGGTTAAGACTCAATGTAAGTGTATTTGGAGACCATGTAGCACCTGTAGTGTAGGAATCTACAGAACCAGCTATTGCTGAAATATCTGCCAGTACGAAACCTGTTGTCGTACCAGAAAGAAATTTACCTGTTAAACCAGCACCAGATATGTTCTGATATCTTGTAATTTGATTCCTTAACTCTAAATTATATAGGTTAGAACCAACTTCAAAATAACCTGAATTATTATTACTTTGTACGTAATTACCCGCTGGATTTCCAGAAAAGAAAAGAATACCGTTGTATAGGTTAGCTAACGGTTCACCCATTTGTACACCACTTGATGGTAGTGCACCATTATTGGTTTGGTTATTCTTTAATATGTGTATCGTCTGTCTTTTTGCCATTTTTTCTGTTTTTTATATAAATATTTAATTATTCTTAATAAATTCCGCCGTCTAATAAATCATTTTGTATTATTGAACTATCAGCGGTAATAATTCTTGTATTACCACTAGAATCTAACCCCAAATCTAAAACTGGTGTGTAAATAACACCCGTAGAAGTCCAAACAGTTGAAGTCCCACTAACTGTGTTAACATTTCTATATCTTCTTGTTGGTGAACCAAAATTAATTAAATTATCAGATGTTGGGAGAACTTCTGTCGAATAAATTGTTACCGCGTTATTAATTGTAACACCACTTTCACATGGAAGTATAAACTCCGTATAAATTGTACTACCACTCCCACAATTTATAATATTACCGTCAACAGTTAAATTACCATAAACAGTTAGGGTTGCGGCAGAAAGTATTTGTTGAGCTCCAGATGGTTCAACAATAAAAATTTTAGTTATATCACTATTTCCACAAAAATCTGTCATTATAATGGTACTGTTCCTCTTAGTATTAACTCAGATAACTGAGTAGAATTAGTTCTTACTATACTTATGCTAATCATATCGGTTTCGTTAATAGAAAACGGTAATGAAGTTGGGATTGAATTAATATAAAATGTAACTGATGAAATATTATTTGTATCAATAGATGTGAAACTAGCTAACGAATCTGATTGAAATGTTATGGTTGTTGGTGAACTAGGTAGAAATTGTACAATAAAACTTACGGTTTTATCGTTTTTAGTTTCGTCCTTAATTTTACTAACAACAACTTTAGGTCTTTTAGATTCAACTTCATAAGAAAGTATCGCTCTTTCTAATCCAGGTCTAAGTTCAAATTTATCTTCATCCAATACATAAGCCATCATTCTTAATTCATATGTTTGTATATAATATCTTTTACCCTCAATATCATCGATTACTGACTCATCTCCTATACTCTCTAACATAATTGGGAAAAAATGTCCTTTTATGTTTACATAGGCTTGAGCCGATGCGAAAGTCTCTAAAACTTTTTCATTCAAAATATTTAATTCACTCATTCTATATGTGAAAAATCTAATAGTATACGTTAAATCAACTCCAACGGGTTGTGGTATCAAATAAACATCAGCACCCTTTTTGTTACCATCCCAAGTCGGTATTACAGAAACTGGAATACGATAATCTTTAAGTGGTATATTAAAATCGGCCGGATTTGTACCTGGTTGTACATCTGGTTTTCTTACTACTGAAATGAAAGGTATTTTTATATTTTTATATTTATCTGAACTTTTCCAGGTTCTGGTAAATTCGGTCCATCTTTGTAGTGTTAAAAAAGAAACTGGTACATTTTCACCCCCAATAACAACATTTAAATCTTTTGTAACCCAATCAACAAACCCATTATCTAAATCGGTAAAATCAATACCACGTGGTAAATTACCTGGATTTTCACCAAGATACTGGTCAATATAAGCTTTCGGTCCACCTTGTGGGTCGACAATCGGAAGATCTAAAGTCTTTTTTAATTTTTTAGGTAAAGCCATTTATTAATAATTAGGTAAAAATTCATTAGGATCTGCCGTTACACAAGATATTGTTCTATAATACCCCTTGTAACCAATTCTTGTATGTGCGTTATCTGAAAATATTTTACCATCATTAGTTACGGTAAAATATTTTATATTATCTTCTTTATCAGAATACCCAATATAATCACCATAACTAATTTCAGCACTTAACTCATCTAATTGTTCTTGGAAGATGTGAAATTTAAGTTGCCCGTAATCTAAATATCTATTCATACCTCCACTATAAGTTTTGTTTTCACCTTCCTCTAAGCGAAATTTAACTCTTAGTTCTTTAGGGGCTTTAAATCTTATGTCATTAGGGTTGGCCTCACCGTAAACATCATCTGTCGGTGTTTCTTTTCTGTCTACCTGGAATAGAACAACCACTATGTTCAGGTCACCCTCAACATACTCACGAGACATTTCGTTTTCAATACCGAAATCAATCTCATCAAAAAATTTGCCCATTCTATTAATAGGGAACTTACGCTTTGCCATATGCACACTTATATTTTAATAAATATTTGAATACTCACCATTTTCTTTATTTTCCACAGTTAAACACTATATTTATTTTGTCATATGGTGGATCTATCCAAATTAAAGAATAAAACGACATTAGACCGAATTCGTAATTATGAAGGTGCGAATGAACATATCTTAAAAATGAAGAAAAAGTTAGATATGGATGGGTTTTTCTTGCTTACACCTAGTCAAATAAGTTACGTCGAAGAAAATTTCGAAAGAGAACCAATTGATATTAATAAGGTTGTAGATATCGCATCGTATTTGGGTGAACAATTAAAAGAAAAATACGAATTAAAAAATGTTCCAGAACGTGTTTTTATCGAAAAACTTTTAGCTGAAAGTGATAAATCATACCACATTCGAGGTAAGTTATATAAAAATCAAAAAGAATCAGCATTATACTACCTACCAAAAACACAAGTACATACTGACTTATTTGAAGAAAACTTAGATGATGTTGTAATTGATTTTGAAAAATATATAGAATTAGATAAGAAAAACAGAGTACCCTTCAAACATCAAGAATCAGGTATTAAATTTTTATATAAAAAACCAAAATGTATTTTAGCTGACGATATGGGATTGGGTAAAACCTTCATGTCTATTGTTGCGGCCTTAGAAGTTAAAGCTGAAAAAATATTAGTTATTTGTCCAGCAAACGCTAAAATTAATTGGAAACGTGAAATTATGAATTTCGTCGATGAAGATGATATCTCAATAATTAAATCGGGACACTGGAACCCTAAAAAATTTACAATCATTAATTACGACATATTAAATAAATTTCACACATTAATTGATGGAAGAAAAAAGTATAAGGACTACGAAATAAAAAGGTTTCTAGTTGATGAGGGTTTTGATCTTTTAATCCTGGATGAGGCTCACTATGTTAAAAATCCAAAAGCCGATAGAACTAAAATCGTAAATGAAATTGCTAAACCAACTAAAAGAAGATGGTTACTAACTGGTACACCAATTGCTAATCGTCCTATGGATTATTACAATTTATTACATCTTTGTGATTCTCCAGTAACATCAAATTGGCAATACTTTGCTTTTCGTTATTGTGCGGCAAAAAAATTCAGGAAGAAAACTAAGTTAGGTAAAGAAAGAATTATTTGGATTACTGATGGTGCCTCTAATTTAGAGGAGTTA